CCCATGAGCCTTCCATTCTGGCCTGGGCCTGACCTTCAGGCGTGGCCATGAACGCTTGCCGTTCTGGTGAAGACGCCCAGCCCTGTCCTGCCTGTGACTGCAGCCAGTCCTGGCCCTCACGCGTTGAGTGGCGCCATATGGGGGTATTCAAAGGCATTCCCGGCCTATAACCGTTCGCCTGCTCTGCGGCAATAGTCTGCTGCATGGCCTGGGCGTTGGATGCCATCCTGGCTTGTTCCTGCCCCGCCCACCCAGGCTGCTTCCAAAAAGGCTGCCTTGATCTAAGGGCAGACATATCTGCCTGTATCTTTTGCTGCTGCTGCGCCCGCATCTGGGCCGCAATCGCCGGGTCCATCTGGCCGGGGGTCATCTGCGGCCCTTGATACCCTGCAGGGCCGCCCAGCATTCCCGCTGTGTATTGCTGTCCTTGGTTCAGGACCATATCAACCCCCTGCCTTTTTCAGAATATCCTGGTACTGCTTGCCAGAAAGTAATCCAGCATCAAATAGCGCCTTGGCCTGTGCCGCACTACCCCCTGTTTGTGTTTGCTGGGGCAAATTCCGCTTCGCCAGATCCTGTATCTGTGAATTACTCAAGCCCGCCTCGTGCATGGTCTTCAGCGCCGCCAGTTCATTCGGTGCCAGTCCTTCCAGCGGGTGATGGCCGCCCTGCCTCTGGCCCAAGTTGGAGTTCCACATCCACTGCAGATTGGCTTCAGGGTGAAGTATTCTCGGCTTCAGTTGAGAGTTATCAACAGGCATTCCAAGGATGGCGTTCTGGAACTGCGGCATACCCGCCAGAAGGGCCTCCTGGCCGTAGTAATTCCCCCTTGCTGTGGTATCTATCTGTTGCCGTGTCGTTCCCCCTATCGCGTCTATGGCGGCCTGGTAGCCGTCCTTGAGAGGGGCGGAGGATGCACCATACAACCCAATGGCGTCATTACGCGCCTGGTCGGCCATTTCCTTGGTGTAGGCCTGGCTTTGCTTGTTGGACTTCTGCTGTGCGTTACTCCCCGCCTGGGGGTCTCCGAACAGCGCCTTGCCTATGTCCCTGAAAATACTCATGCTTTACTCCTATGCCACATCCCATGTGTCTGTGGCGACTTTCCGAAACTTCACTTCAACATGCTGCGCCCAGGTGGGGACAGTGCCGTTAATTGTCAAACCTGTGGTGGTTAGGGTTAATGTGCCGGTCCCCGCCTGCCTAATGTATATTTCAGTACCAATCGGGTACGCCACTGCCGCGTTGGTGGGGATTGTCACCGCAGGGGATGCAGCAGTGAATCTCTGGCAAGTGTAGGCATCAGCAAGAGCCAAGGTGTAGGGCGTTGTCGCATTGTCCACTGGGGTTGGCGTTCCTCCCCCTAGAGTCGTTTGCTTCTCGCCGTACAGGGTGAGAGTCCCCAGTAGCTGATCAGTGGCGTGGTTGTCGGTGCGAATCCTTACTCGCGTGATTGCATCGGTTATTGATGACTTGACACCAAAAAAGCCTACCAGTGTTGCGGCCGTGTCGTACATAGAATACGTCGATGAAAGCGCACCCTTTCGGTTTGACCCATCATAATCTTCAATGACGATGCTGATGTTTGCATAGCTGTTTGCCGGTGAGCTTGCAGCAGGTACAAATGATATCCTTGAAGAACTTGTAGCCTCTGCGCTTGAGTTGGCATTGTTTAGCGCAAGACTTGCCTGCTCGTGATAATTGGAAAGCGTTGTATCCGCATTAAAAAAGATTCTTACGTTGTCACTTATGGCGGAAACGTCACCTCTCAAAAACCCTTCTATAATCAGCCTGTCATACCCTGCAGGAATAGAGTCAAAGTCAAACTCCCCAGCGGACGCATTGGTTATTGTCTGTATAACATGCTTCGCCGTAATGGTTGCGGTAGCCCCGCCCCCACCACCACCAGAAGCTGTGTCGTAAACGAATGCCGTTGTGCCGTGATCGTACTTTACAAACTTGCCATCATCACCAGCAACAGGTGCCGGGATAGCGGTGCCTTGAATTTTCACCACACTCAATGCAGTGGCCCCAGTAGCATCCCCGGTATGGGTAGCATTAGAGACTAAACCAGAGTAGAGAGAATTAACCGCATTGTCTCCGGTGTTTGTTCCCGATGTATTGCCAATGACTACTTTTTCAGCGTCTGTAACGTAGTTATCATCTGAGCCTAGAGAGTTGGCTTTGCCGTTCAGGGCGGTCTGCAAATCCGTCTGTGCCGACAGGGTGCCGGTAATCCCACCCCATGCGGCAGTTCCACTCGCGCTGACTATTCCGGCCTCAACAGTGACAATCGCCCCATCCACACGCAGCATGTAATCCCTGAAATGGGGCTGCATGGTGAAGTCGTTAAATACGATGGCGTTATTAACCTGAAGGGTTGCCTGGTATGTCATTGGACGCCCATTATATTTGCAGTGAGCTGGATTATCACAGGCTTAACCGGGTCAGACAGGGTAAAACGATAGACATCAAACCGCGCCGCCCGCCCAACACGGCGCCATATAACACGGCGGTTATATTCCCCCTCCCTCCCAATTTTGCGCGTCCTGCTCCATTCATACGTCTTTCCGCCATCAAATGAACGGTCAAACATAATCACCGGTTCAGGGGCGTCGACATTCCCAACACCTGATTCAACCGTCAGCTCAAGTTCTGAAATAAAAAACGGCTGCATATTATTATGGAATGGCTGGGTAGAAACCCTGCGGACAATGTTGTTGTCGTATTCCGTATACACTTCTGTGTCCAGCATACCAATTCTACCGGACACGGCATCACCTACAAAAATCTTGGTACTCATGTAGATCGGGTTGATTGCCCGCCATGAAATGTTTTCCCAGTCGCCCTCATCATTAAGGACACGGCTTTTGCGCTCATGCCATCTGCCCGATGTCAGGTCATACACTATCGTCGTATCAGGCAATACAAAGCCGACAAAGGCCCCACCATTCTGCCCATAGGCCCAGGCAACCACATCACCTAACTCGGCGGCTGTAAGCCTTGAGATAATCGCATCAATCGCCTTTGTAGAAATACTTACAGCGGAATTGTTTTCATACCGCCAGATAGTGACTTGATCTGTTGCCCCATACCCCATGAAAATGAATGTGCCTGAGACATTGGCCCAGGCGAACTTTCCTGAAACGCCCTTATCCAAAAACAAGCCAGAACGAACAAAAGGAAAGTCAGCGCCCCCTACATTCGTGAATGCCTCCATTGTCCATGCGCCAGCAATAAATAGCTGATTCTTGAAAACAATGGCCGCCCGCGCATTATCAGGGTTTGACTCCGCTGTTCCAAAGTCAAGCGGGTCCCAAGTCAACCCATCATTGATTGCGGATATCTTGAAGTCCTCTGTGTTGCTGGTACACAAGAAATACCCGTCGATAAATACCACGGCCATCGGAACACCGTGGGTCGTTGTATAGTCAACATCCGTGATCTGCGTTAGCGTGTCGGGGCTTCTTTCAAAGATATACCCATCCCCGCCAGGGACCACAATCATCAGCTGTGTTTCACTGGCCGCCATTGACACATGGCCTGTTCCTGTAATCGTGCCAAGCGAGTCAACGGTTTCATCGGCATTTAGCCGATACAGCCCGTTACCGTTGACAAAGTATCCCCTGCCACCAAGCGCCCGGATAAACCCCCTGTTAGCTTCGGCTACACCATCCCCGGTAGAGTAAACCTCTCGTATGCCAGGCGTTCCCCTTAGTGTTTCCTGATTCAGCGAAGGTGCGCCCTCTATTACCGGATACCAGTTCACACACTCCTGCGCAGACACCGGCAGGGAGTCGGAAAGGTATTGTCCGTTCGCAATAGGTAAAGGGGTGACTGGCATCAGCTCACCTTGAACTGCGCGTCAGTCACGACACAGTCAACCGTGTGCGCGTCAGCCTCTACCCATATTTCGAGGTAGTCTGCCGGCGCCAGGGTCAGGGAGGCGGTGAGGGTCAGGTCCAACGGGGCAGCTGATAGAGTCCCGGTCACGGTTGCAGCCGAAACTCCATTCTGCATTACCCTGAAGGTGTACGCGCCTGTTCCAGTAGCGGTAATAGCAAGCACTGCGGTGATCGCTACATCATCCTCCTGCAGTGACGTAATCCGTCCATAGATATCGGCCCGCAAGCCCTCGGACATATCCGCAACCCAGAACGCATTAACACGAACAGGGACATCGGCAGTCACGATATTGGTAGTCAGTGAATTGCCAGCAAGTGACAGCAGCGCAAACACGCCGGAGGCGAAGAACTCATCCTCCCATCCACCGTAGTCCACATTTCCAGAACCCATCGGGAGAGTGTTCGGGAACGAGGAGCGTATCCGCGGGAGGGCTATCTTCCTCAACGTGGCCATCCCAGCTCGGGCTTGTTCTGCGAGCGCCGGGGACACCGTGGCGCCGTAGTCTGGTGCTACCGTAACGGCCAGGTTTGAAACAACCGCAAGAATTGCGGAACTGGGTATTGTTACCGT